GGTTCAATAAACTGATATGGTTTGAGTGTTCCAATACCAAATATTTTAAGAGTTATCAAGAATGGTGTTTTGTTTGGCTCATTAGCAGTAGCTATGCCCAATGATTTTTTGTAAGAATCTCTGGCTTGAGTTGATATGTCTGCAATGATAGCATCAGTAAGGGCTGAGTCTTCAACAGTTGATGAACCACTTAAAAGTTGCCATTTACTTGATGAATATTTTATTGTATTTAGATTGTTGTTTTGAACTGTCAAGATTACATCCTGCGTGCCTACTGCACTTACAGTCTCGCTTACAACCTCACTAAAAACACTATTAGACGATAAGCCATTATCTTTCAATGCTAATGTAGTATTGAAGCTTTTAACATTTCGTTTATTGAATGAAGTACCAAAATCTTTAAAATTAGATGCTGATAATGTTGCAAAATTATCTCCTGCATCATCCTTTACATTAAAATTTCTTCTAACATAGAATGCAAAACCCATCATTGATCCTACAAACGCACCTTCTATAATTGAATTTGTTAAGATGTTTGTTTGTGCATTTGCGTATGTACTAATAAGAGATACGTCATATCCCAAAATTTTAGATCCATCAATAGGCGCAGTGCTAAAACTTGAAAAGGTTTCTGTAAATTTATGACCAATAATTTTCGTGGTAGGTGATGATCCTTGAGATAATAGAAACCCTTTTATTGCATCTGATGATGTTATTAAGTTAGCATCTGTACTGGGCGATCCAGATGTTGCACTAGTAACTAAACCATCTAATGTGTTTCCAGTGCCTGTACCATAGTTTGTTACTTGAACATCATATCTAAGGGCTGCCTGTGCCTCTATCGTTACCTTTCTTGATACCCTATCATACTTACAACCTGCCTTAGTGCCTATAAAGAAGTCACTACCTGTTGGAACCGTTGTCTTAATTTGAATAGTATCATTGTCAGCCATTTGATTTATAGTGGTAAAAAGAAGATTACCATTACCCAACTTATCAAATATAGATATAGATATTTTTGATAGGTTTACTCTGAACTTGGATATATCCTCTGAAGTTTCTTGGACATCAAAGTCTTGAGATATTTTTGGCATCTTAGCCATGAGCATTGTAGTGGTGGCTGCAGACACACTACTACCCACTATCTGCACTTCGGCAGAAAATGTGCCAAACCTTCTAGTCACATTACCTGTTGAAGCTACAAATGTACCCATTAGATTGAGGTTGAATTATTTAATAAATCCTGTTGACCCCTGTTGACTGCAATCGCTAACCCAGCCCTATCTATGTTTACATCAACTGTGGGTGCGGCTTGATTGGTTATAGGTGAACTAGGAACAAAGTCAGGCACTCTTCGACTTGGTTCCTCGTCTGAGCCTTGTGCATTATTTAAAAAATTAACGCTTTGGGTAAACCGAGGAGCCCCTTGTCCTGCGGCTCCTGCACCACCACCACCACGACCACCACTGCCACCCCCACCACCTGCGTTTGTCTTTTTGATTGCTGCTACACGAGCAAGACCTTGAGCTACAGCAATCGCAGCCGCAACAGCTCCACGAGCAGGAGAGTCAACAGTAGCTAATGGTTTAAACTGAGATTCAAATGCTTTTTGTGCTGTTAAATATGTAGAAATTAACGTTTCACCTATGGCTATTTTTTTATTTTCACCAAAGAGACCTTGAAGAAGGGCAGAAGCTGCCTGAACTCCTTGAACAGCCATGTCTTGTGCTTGTCGTTTTTGTTGAGCTGCTAACATCTCTGCGTTTACTTCGCTCTGCAACATTCTTTTTTTAAACTCGAAAAACGCTACTAATTCAGCCGACTCTTTTTCTTTCTGAGTAAGCTCTTTATTAGCCTCGATAGCATCCATTTCTGCATTGAATTGCGAAAAAGCAATCCTTTGCTGTATTTCAGCAGCGTTATCTGATCCACGAGCCTTAAGTAACTCAAAACTTAATTCGGCTTGTTTTGCTTTTAGTACGGATGCCGCATCATCTCTTATTTGTTTAAGATCTGCTTGTTTTTGCTTTTCTATATCTAACTCTATTTTAGCAGCATGTTCTTTTAGGTCTATACCTTCTTGAATATTTATTTTTTCTTGCTCTAACCTAGCCCTTTCTCCTTCTTGTTCTAATAAAAACCTTTCCTGATCTTCAGTTAATTTTAACTCTTTTATTTCCTTTTCTTTTTCAGTCAAGTCTTGAGTAACCTTAAACCTTTCTAAGTCAGCTTCTAAGTTTATTTTTTTAGCCGCATCTGTTTCTTTTATTATGGTTAATTCTTGCTGTAAAACATTTAAATCAACACTTGTTTCTCGTGACTTTTCATCAAATTCAGCTTTTTGTCTAGCTATTTCTAGCTCATCTCTTCTTTTTTGTATTACATCTTCTAATACTTTATTTACCTGTTCTTGAGCTTTTGCTTGACCAATTTGCTCTATTAAAGTGGCTGATGCTGCCTCTAATATAGCTCTTTCATTGGCTGTTCTTTTCTTTCCCTCTTCGTTAATATTAAATAGCTCTTTACTTACATTTTGACTAGCTGTGGTTAAAGCATCTGTTCCTGCCACAGAAAAATCAATGTCTGATTTAAAGTTGTCAAAAGCACCAAATCTATCAGCGCTTTTAAGACTTTCCTCGTTAAATCCAAGCAAACTTAATGTAACATTATCAAGAGCTTTTTCAAGGCTTTCTATTTTAACCTCAGGCTGCTCAAAAGAATCACCAAACTCACCAATCGCTGATTTGGCTGCGTCACCAAAGAGATCAAGACCCTCTTTTGCATCTCTTGCTTTTTTGTCTGTTTTTGTAAGAAAACTAGTAAGCAGTGTTATAGCAATATTTAATCCAAGTATAATACCTCCAGTACCAAATATCTGAGAACCTAATGTTTTGAACGCTGCTTTAACACCACCTGTTTTTTGAGAAAGTAGACCAAACATTTCAGCGTTAAAAGCGATGTTGTTACCAATGGCTCTAAAGCCTTGAGCTGCACCTTGACTAAACTGAGAAGCATCCTGAGCTAAATCACCAAATCCAAATAACGTTTGATTCGCTATAGAGAAAGATTTGTCACCGCCTTTTACTGCTTTTGTTGTCTTATTCTGTTGATTCTCATAATTTTCTAGTGCTTCTGTAGCATTGGCTACAGCCACAGTAGAATGTTTAAATTCATTAGATAGTTTTTCTTGAGCAATTATAGATTTGCCATCAGCAAACGCCTGTTCTTTTACAGCATTAGTTTCCTGTTCGTGAGCGTTAACTAAATTTCTAAGGTCTCTAAGTTCATTTTTGTCTAGATTGCCTTTAATTTTACCTTGCGTTAACAAAGCATTTATCATAGAACGTTTAGATTTAGATGACTCTATGAGTTGTTTATCTGTTTTATTTAGATCGTTCTGGCCGCCTTTTAGTTTTTTTAACTGCTTCTCTAATTTTTCTACTTTATCTGTTAACGAGGATACCTCTGCCGTAGTACTAGCATCAACAATATCTTTTAAGCCAGATAACTGTGACTTGTCTATTTTAAATTCTACATTATATATTAGATTTGGCATGGTAATATACTAGTCTTTAGGTCTATGATATGCTTCACGAGCCATCATACACTTTGTTATCTGTTCAACCGAACATTCGGCTTCAAGCTCCTGCGCTCGCAGTGGATCAAAGTCAGCGAGAACGTAACAATAATATGTGTACGCTCCGCCAACTTCAACCACAAGGTCATTAGGTGCGAGCAAGTCTAATGACTCTAAAGTACTCCGACTCCATTGGTAGGTACTTGTCGCCTGTTCGTAAAAAAATCCCACGCTTCCTCAAGCGTTCCTAATTCTAATTCGTCAGACTTCCAAGTTTTACTATCAATAGTTTTATCTAATTTCAAACAGTGATCTGCCGTATATTTACAGTATTTAGCTCGAAACTCTTCATCTAAACGCCAAGCGTTTATCGCATCAAAATCTGCCATTTCATAATCTTCAACAGCAATATTATCGTCTGTTATTTTTTTATGAGTTTTAGGATGATTTTGTTTGTACCAGTCAAGAAGCATTTGTCTACGCTCTTCGACTATTTTATCAAAACGAATAGGGGTCGGCTTGACTTCAAACCGAACCCCCATAAATTCGCCAGTTACTTTTGTAATACGTCCCATAAATTGCTCGCTATATTTTAGGGTTATGTGTTAAACTCTACAAAGTTGTAGGTGCTATTTGTTTGTAGGGTAGGATTCTTGAATATTAAAGTATCATCCTCTCCTAGCTGAACAATGACCTGAACCATTTTTGCGTCAGATGTAGGAGTGATACTTGCTTGTTTAACCGTTCCGTTATCAGCACTAGTTATACTAGTAGCTGTTCCGTCTACATCAACGCCAGTCTCGTTTCCAGTATAAGAAATCATCTTTATGCTTATACCATCTGTAGTAGCGCCATCATCATTTGCTGTAACAACATCTATATTGAAATATAGGGTTTTACCTCCAAACGGAAGGTAAATGTTTCTATACAGTTTTTTTACTCCTCCACTAGAGGATAACGTTTGTTGGTTAGTGGATGTAGCAAAAGAGACAGTAGCGCCACTTGATTTTTCCCAACCATAAGCTGTTACGCTACCAGCAGATGCAGCACCCCACTTATATAGGGCTAAACCATTAGTGCTATATGATAAACCAGAGGTATGTTTACCTGTGGTTGAGTCGTACCCACCAGTAGCCTCACGAGGACTATTAAATCTAAAAGAAGCTGACTCAGAGAACACTTGATTCACGTTCATTGCACCTTCTAGTTGCAGTATTTGACCGCCTATACCGAACCCACCAAACACAAGGCTTGTACGGTTGTCGGCTAACGTCTGCAAGCTAGATATAGTACTCGCCTTAAACAAACCACTAACGGTAAGGTCAAAGTTCTTACTCAGTATAAGGGTTTGTCCATCCTCTATAATTGGTGTTGAAGTTGGTTCAATACTAAGGACTTGGCGAGAAGCCTCGTCTGAACCCTCTTGAACTACAGAAAAAGTAAAGTGATTGGAAAAGTTAGCAGTATTTAAAATGCTCAACTTCTCTAGTTGACTTCTACTCATTAGATTACCTCCTAATTATTAGCTAGAGGTTAATCCAGATGTTGCGCTTGTTACCTCTACAGTTCCAGTTAATACAGTTTCTCTACGACCATTACTGAAGTCTTCGTATCCATTAAGATACATTCCAGCTCCAGCGTCTATATTGAAACCACCGTTACCCTCAAATTTTAGGTAAAGTTTCTTCTTTAAAACACCATCTGAAGATATGTTTGTACCGTCTAATATGTTAGTATTAGTTAGCACTCCGCTAGCATCTCTATACTTTGTATCTCTAGTTCTTATTTCCAGATTTACTGTATATGATTCGTTAACTGTTTGACCGTCATCTACAATAACAGTATTCGGCTCTATAGTCGGTATAGACGCCTCAACTACTACGTTTTGTATGATTCCGACATCAGGACCGCTGCCACTTGCAGTTACTGCATCATCGTCAACGGTTATTTTGTCTAATATAAATTTAGCCATTGTCTTGTGTTTGGTTTAGGATATTTTAATTATACTTTGAAAATTCACGTTTGTTGATAGATAGCCATCTTCTTCGTCAACACTATCAACCCCAGTTATTGTAATGGTATATACATCAGATGTTATTGTGGTCGCTACTGTTGTATCTGCCCAATCAATAAGCTGGTCTGTAAGTTCTAACATTCTATCATAAGCAGTATCTTTTCCGCTATGAGTATTCGCTTGCTCTACATACACAATAGCTTCAAAATTCTGATTTAATTCTTTTGGTTTATCTGCATCTACTAAATAATCAGTTGATCCGCTTAATAACCTAAAAATCACAACCTCTCTTTTAATATCTGCACGTTTTCTAATATCGAGATTTGCACCACTAAATTTCAATACCTTTTCAACAGTAGGTCTTGAATCAGTAAATGAATAACTACTAAAGCTAGTCACATAACCGCTAAGTATTGCGTTTCTATCCAATTCTAGTCACCTTCGCTTCAGCCTTTAATGTTCTAGGCTTATTAAGAGTGTTAGATATTTGTTTTTCTACAAAATCTATAATATTTTTTTGCTCTGAGCTGTTACTATCTTTTTCAACAGGATAAAGTCTGTGACCTTCTTTTTTGTTTTCATGATGATCCATGTAGTAGTAAGCCTCGTCATCATTATAATCAAAACTTATTGTGTTTTCACTTTGCTCAAAATAAAAAGATTGTTTAGCGTTACCCGACCATATAAAGTCTCTAAAAGGTTTTGCACCTTTATTAACCTTTCTATTTCTATATTTTTTATTTAATACTTGACGACTACTTCCATCTGGCTGAGTTCCTTGACTTGAAATTTTCCATATATGTTCTTTATACTCATTACCTATATCGGTGAGTACTTGTCTAGGAACACTTAGAATAGTATCCTCTAAATCTTTTTTTATGGCTTCACCTAAAGTCATATCAATACAAACTCATAAATCTAACTCTAGGAGTCGTCTTTGGTTTAGCAAGTAAACCACTTAGTCTTCTAATGTTAGCTGTTAAATATTGATTGTACATTGCGTAGTACTTCCTAGCTTTTTCATAAGAGTAGCTATCTCTGTGAGTTGCGTCTTGAGCGAACCACAACTCTAAAAATTTGTATGTTAATAAATCAACGAGGAGTTCCTCCGAATCCGCAGCGTGTATAGCATCTAGTAGAGCTACCTCTGTGCTATACGTAGTATCGTTGATGTACTCTCTAAGATTCTCAAGAATATCCGTTTTAAGGAGCTTAATTGCTTTACCTAGTATGAGATTATCCTTCTCAGAGAGATTGAGCGTTGTGGAGCCTGTAGTGACGTTTACACCCTTAAACGTTAGCTCTTCTAGTGCGTCAATATTATTTCTAGTAAGGGTTAGGTCACTGAACGCCATTATTTTTTACCTTTGATTCTTTTCCATTCATAATACCACTTCATGGTCATGTAACCAAGAGTTACTAAACCTACAAGAATAGACACTACTGTAGACACCTGTTGCAGGGTAATACTTGATAACAATCCAAGCATACCTATCATAGCTTTGTAGTCCATTATCTCATCTATGTTTATCATTTTGCTTTATGGCTTAAAAAAAGGGGGAGCCGTTGTCAAAAATGACAACATTTCCCCCAATTTTGTTGTTAGCGTGTAGCTTACGCTTTAGCTACGTTACCACGAATGTAACGACCACCTAGATCTGGTCTGAATACTTTAGTTCCGTAAAGAACTTCGATAAGTATGTCAGCACCTGACTTGGTTTCTTCTACAGTCAATGTGTAGTTCACGTTGTTAGAAGGCTCAAAACCAGCGGCTCTACGCACGCCTGAACCTGAACCGCTATCTACTGAAGGCATAACCGCAGTAACTAGGGCAAGGGCAGAAGGATCGTAGAAGAACTGCTCACGACCAGTGTCACCTGAAGCAATATCAACTGGGTTGATAGTAGCGTTATTGGCGAGCGCTTTTCGTAATGGCTCTTTAATGGTTAATACAGTACCAGTTTGACTTTCTACAGTGTAGAAGTCATCCGTACCCTTAGCAGAACCGAAAGTAACAATGTCACCCTCAGCTAGAGATACAGTTGCTGCAGAACCACTACCGTTGTCGATAGTTAATGCAGTTTGGCCAATAGCTTCTGTGGCTGCAAGAACAGCGTCAGTTACTGTAGCTGGTGTGTGGTCACTTCCCTCATTGTCGATAAAGAAGTCAAAACCATACGCACGACCCATAGCTCCACCTAACTGAATACCTGAGTCTCCACGAGTATTAGCTTGTTGGAATAGGCTTAGTGTAGTCAAGTCTTTCTCAGCGAAAGGATCAATAACCATCATCATGTTGTCAGATACAAACTTACGAGCAGCCATGATTCTTCGTGCTTCAGCAAGGTCATTAGCATCTAACACAGTAGAGTCAGTGTCC